GGGCAGAGATCAAGAGGCAGCGTGATGATAGTAAAAAGTAAGAAAATCAGGGACAGCGCACGGGGTGAGAATTGCGCATTGCGTCTTGATGGCTGCTTGCCTGGTAATGATACTGTCGTGCTGTGCCATGCGACTGGGACTGGCATGAAGGGGACGGGGATGAAAGTACCAGACATTTTCGCCTTTTACGGGTGCTACCACTGCCATAGTGTCGTGGATGGCCGGTCAAAGGGCGAGTGGACATACAGGGACATTGTTCGAGCAATGGCCGAAACGCAAATGAAATTCATAGAAAAAGGGCTGATGGTGATCAAATGAAAAACTTTCTGCATTGGATTTCAGGGTATATGCCATTCCGCGAGATCAGCGACGGCGACACTCCGTACCTTGAGCGGTACTACATCGCAACGCTGTTCGGCTGGCGGTTCTACCTGCACCAGTTTGTTGGCAGCGATCCTGACCGCTCCCTTCACGATCACCCCTGGTCGAAGGCATACAGCCTGATCCTGTCCGGCTGGTACTTTGAGGAAACCCGCTCAGGAACGCGCAAGGTGCGGTGGTTCAACAGTCTGACCGGCGACACATTCCATCGGGTGGTGCTGCCTGTCAGCACATGGCGCACTCAAGGCGGGGGAGGCAAGTTTGATCGTCCAGACCCATGCTGGACGCTGTTCATGCACAAGGCTGGCTGCGTGAAGCCGTGGGGATTCTGGCGCGAGCATGAACAGAGGCTAGTCGACATCGGGTTCGATAAGGGAGGTGCTACTTTCCAGCCATACACATACGCACGCGAAGGCTCGCAGAAAGACTGGTGGCTTACGGCGAAGCGCAGGGGGCAATCATGAAAATCAGCCAGCAACAATTTGACGACATACAGAAAAAGCGCAGCGCATCCGGTTTTTTTGCGAAGCCAGAAAAGAAAGCGCCCATGCAGTCAGATCACATGAAACGCTGGCAGGCTGCTGGACGGTTGCCAAAAGGTCAGATGAACAAGACTGAGGCTGTATTCGCTGGCTGGCTTGATCAGCAAAAGCTGGCTGGTCGTGTGCTGGACTGGAAGTTCCACCCGATGCGCGTTCGACTGGCTGACAACACGTACTACGAGGTAGACTTTCTTGCGCTTGGCACTGACATGCAGCTGACGATCTACGAGACGAAAGGCGGCTACACCAGCGACAAGGGCCAGATCAAGATCAAGCTGTGCGCTGAAGTGCTGCCATATTTCAGAATGGTAAAAGCGGAAAAGCTGTCAGCAAAGGCGGGCGGCGGATGGAAAATGACGGAGTATTGAATGCCTAAATTCTGTCTTAACACCGACAACAACAGGGAGAACGTCAAGGCCAACCTGGTGGCGTTCATTGACCGCTTGCCCGTGGATAAGGCATGGCAGATAACCATCGACCCGCTGAAAAAGGACAGGACGCCGCCACAAAACAAAGCCCTGTTCGGGGTAGCCTATGCTGAATTGCAGGAACAGACCGGCAACGACAAGGAGGACATGCACTGGTACATGTGCGGGGAATACTGGGGATGGACTGAAAAAGACACGTTTGGCAAGGTTCAAAAAGTGCCAATGCGAACCACCACCACCGGCTATGATGGCAAGCGTGACATTATCAAAACCAAGGAATTCGCAGAGTTTTACAACTTCGTACAGCGTCGGGCGGCTGAGAATGGCTTCTATGTGAGCGACCCAGACCCGCTATGGTTCATGGGGTGACAATGAAAAAGCGCAATTTCACAGTGATAGCATTCAGGGTAAGCCTGAATCCGGCTGCACGCGCAGTGTTTGATGAGATCAGCGAGCCTGACAGGCGGAGGATGGCAAAGGCTATCGCATTTGATAAGCCGCTGTTTATGGCAGCAACCAGCAATAACGGTTTTACTAATAGCAAAAAACTGGTATAATTTACGGGCGCAAGGTTCGTGCCTCGACCTGTTGGGGGCTGTCGCACCCGCGTAGACGCGACCAGAAACCCCGCTTTCGGGCGGGCGGGACTGTCAAACCAAACGAGGCAGAGAATATGAATCCAGATAACATCGTACTTGCAGGGCTGATCTTTAGCGCCATAGCTGTAGCTCTAGGGCTGGTTGCTCTGGTTGCTCTGGCTGCGTACGAGTCGTTCCTTGAAGACGAGGGCGGGGATGATGACATCGAGAGCAACTACTGGGACGTAAGATGACCAAGCCAAAACCAAAGGCAGGCACGCCCAAGGCTGGCAACTCCCCCAGAGCGAAAAAGCCAAGCACACCCAAGACCACCCAAAAGCCAACCAAGGCCAAAAAGCCAAAAGCACCACCAAGGCCAAGGGGCGCACCAAGCACATATACGGTAGAGCTAGGCAACACTATCTGCCACAGGCTCATAGAGCTTGGATCACTACGCAAGGTGTGTGACGCTGAGGATATGCCAGACAAGGCCACAGTATTTAGATGGCTATTAAAGTCAGACGGGGAAAATCCAGACCCTGACATGGTAATTTTTCGCGACCAATACGCGCGCGCCCGTAGATTGTCAAAGGAGTTCCAGTTTGACGAACACTGGCAGGACGTGGAAAAAACCGCGTATGTTCCGGTGTTGATTGATGACGTCCCCCTTATTCTGGATGGTAAGCCGGTTATGCAGGTCACTGCACAATCGGTTCAGCTTGCACGGTTGAAGCACGATGCGTGGAAGTGGCAGGCAAGCAAGGAAGATCCAAAAAAGTACGGGGACAAGATCACTCAGGAAGTGGTCGGCGCTAACGGCGGGGCTGTGCAGGTTGAACACGGCATAGACCCTACCAAGCTGTCGAGTTCAGCCCTATCCGAATTACTGGCCGCTCGTGTCAGCCCAGCTACAGATTAGTGATGCCGACTGGCTGGCAATAGAGCGGGAAGCGTGCAGGCGCTCGCTGGCTACGTTTGTCCGGCAGGCATGGCACGTTATCGAGCCAGCACAGCCATATATTCACGGATGGCACATTGACGCTGTATGCGCCCACCTTGAAGCGGTGACCCGTGGAGATATAACCCGGCTACTGATAAACATCCCCCCAGGCACGATGAAATCGCTGTTGGTTTCGGTATTCTGGCCTGCTTGGGAGTGGGGCGCGTGTGGTATGCCGTCGACTCGGTATGTTGCTGCCAGCCATTCACAGGAATTTGCTATCAGGGATACCCTGAAAATGAGGCGGCTTGTTTCGTCTGACTGGTATCAGCGGTTGTGGCCTATCCCGTTAACGAAAGATCAAAACGAAAAAACCAAATTCGAGAACCAGAAAACCGGCTTTCGGCAGGCGATGGCTATGGCGTCATTGACCGGCACAAGGGGCGACAGGGTAATAATTGACGATCCCCATAGTATCGAGGGGGCTATCAGTGACGCCGACCGCAACCGGACGCTGAGGGTATTTCAGGAAACTGTGCCATCACGGCTATCTAATCCAGATCGGTCGGCAATCATTGTCGTAATGCAGCGCATACACGAGCTGGATGTGTCAGGCTTTATCCTGTCTGATGCGGGCAATCACGGGTATACCCACCTCATGCTCCCGATGGAATACGAGCCTGAGCGCCGCAGTGATTCAACCCTGTTTGATGACCCGCGCACCATTGACGGTGAGCTATTGTTCCCTGAGCGATTCCCTCGGGACGTGGTGGACAGGGATAAACGCATGATGGGAAGCCATGCCGTAGCCGGTCAGTTCCAGCAAAGGCCAAGCCCGCGTGGCGGGGGCATGATTCGGGGTGATTGGTTTGGCAGATATGACCAGCTTCCCAAGATGACCGCAAAAATGGTATTTGCCGATACCGCAATGAAAACCAAGGAGCGGCACGACTTTAGCGTGTTTGAATGCTGGGGCAAGGGGGATGACGGCAAGGCGTATCTGATTGACCTGATCAGGGGAAAGTGGGAAGCGCCGGAATTAAAGCGCCGGGCGGCTGACTTTTGGGCAAAGCATCCTGGATGCCGCAAGATGATGGTAGAGGACAAGGCCAGCGGCACAGGGTTAATCCAGTCACTCAAGACCGATGACAAAATCCCCGTGTTTGCCATCCAGCGCAACACCGACAAGACCACCCGTGTAATGGATGCCGCGCCACATATCGAAGCCGGTTATGTTATGATTCCACGGGAAGCGCCGTGGGTGTCTGATTTTATCGGGGAGTGTGAGGCTTTCACGGCTGATGATAGCCATGCCCACGATGACCAGATAGATCCGATGTGTGACGCCATCAAAGAATTTTTGCAGACCAAGCGTAGGGGATTCTATGCGTAACCCATTCAGGCGCAAGCCTAAGCCGGAATTGCCGGTACAGAAAGACCCCGTTCCTGTTGAAAAGCGCGGAGGGTTTTACACGGCTGACCACCTGAAAGGGGTTGACCGTGTAACGCTGTGGAAGAATATCCACTCGCTGGCATTCCAACGCACAACCAAGGATTTGAAGATTGCGGCGGTAGGTCATGCAACAGGCATGGATGCGCAGGGCAGTCTCAATAACACTTCGTCAGTCTATGGCTTTGGTGCTATTGGCGTCCCTGATGCACAAGCCGGATGGTATGCCAGTCAGACCTTTATTGGCTATCAGATGATGGCTTTGATAGCCCAACACTGGCTTGTGGACAAGGCTGTTACCATGCCTGCCCGTGACGCTGTGCGGAATGGATACGAATTGTCATTTAACGATGGCGAGGAAATCGACCCGAAGGTAATTGACCGCATCCGCAAGGCCGACCGGCGCATGAGACTGAAAGAGAACATGATCCAGTTCGCGCGGATGAATCGGGTGTTCGGTATTCGTGTTGCGCTGTTTAAAGTCGAATCACCCGACCCTGACTACTACCTGAAACCGTTCAATCCAGATGGGGTAAAGGCAGGATCATACAAGGGCATTGCACAGGTAGACCCGTACTGGATCACCCCAGAGCTGTCGGGTGACGCGGTTAATGACCCGTCAAACCTGCACTTTTATGAGCCTACCTATTGGGTAATTCAGGGGAAGCGGTATCACCGTTCGCATTTGGTCATATCGACCTTGGGCGAGGTTGCGGACGTGATGAAGCCCACCTATTATTTCGGGGGCGTGTCGATACCTCAGAAGATTTACAACAGGGTGTACTGTGCGGAGCGCACAGCAGACGAAGCCCCACAGCTTGCCATGACAAAGCGGACAAATATACTCGCGACCGATGCGACGGCCGCACTGGCTGATGAAGACAAGTTCACCAACAACCTCGCGCGTGGATTGCAGTATCAGGACAATTTCCAGAAAGTGATAATCGACAGAGATACTGAGGAAATGACCCAGCTCGATACTAGCCTGGCCGATCTGGACGACTTGATTATGTCGCAGTTTCAGCTTGTGGCGGCGGCGTCCGGTGTTCCGGCTACCAAGTTAATCGGGACAACCCCGAAGGGCTTTAATGCCACTGGCGAGTATGAGGAATCAAGCTATCACGAGGAATTGCAGTCAATTCAGGAATGCGATATTGATCCCCTTTTGGAGCGGCACTACCTGTTGTTGATGCGGTCAGAGTTCAACGGCATGGCTGAGCCTGTTGTGGTCTGGAACGCGCTTGATGCCCAGACGGCAGAGGAAATGACAGCCGAGAACAAGACCAAGGCGGAAACCGATAAATTGTTGTTTGATGCTGGCGCCATTGACGGCGTAGACATTCGCGCACGGATTCAGGCTGATCCGAAATC